GTTCGGCTCACGACCGAACCTCGTCATCATCATGCGAAATAAGCCGGCATTTGCCGTCGGCAGGTCCGCAACCGCGCACCTCGACCGAGACGAGGGAATCGGAACTCAATGGGCCACCGCCGCCGCCACAGCCACCACCGGCCCCCTCGACCTCGACAAAAATGCTCGGGCGGGCGGCTCCGATGAAGTGGCCGGGGCCGCTGAAAACGTATATTTCGCTGGACTTCATGGTCCTTTTCCTTCTCCGACCAACAGGCGGTGCCTGTAGAAGCCGATGATCCGGCTGGCGAGCGACGGATGGTCGATCGGAACGGTATGGCTGTCCGTCATCTGCTCGGTGTGCAGCACGCGCTTGCCGTCGATCATCACCCCGACATGAAATGCGGCCCGGATCGCGTGCCCCTGGCGTGCCATCACGACGACATCGAGCGGACGGCGAGGATCGTCCGTGACGCACCGCCAGGGATCGCCCCGGATCGCGGCGCCGACCTCGCGGGCGATCGCCAGCAGTTCCGTCGCCCCGATCTCGCCGTAGGACGGCAGGTCGATCCCTGCGACATCCCTGTAGACGAGCCGCACAAGCCCCCAGCAGTCGCAGCCCTCACGATCCCGGCCGCCGTCGCGGAACGGGATGCCGACATAGCCCCGGATCATCGCATGTAGAGCGCCGGAGTGAGCGACTGGATCGCCCGCGTCACCGGCCATGGTTCCTGGCGATAGTCGTAGGAGCGGAGCGTCCCCTCGACCTGGACCTGATCGGCCGTGACCTCGGTGAAGAACAGCCCGGAAGCGGTCATCGCCTTTTCGACCGTCACGCCGGCACGCGCCACCCGCGGATCCGTACCGAGATCAAAATAGCTCGCCGAGACGACATGGAGAGCGACCCTAACCGGCGTGTCGACCTTCTCCAGCATAGTGATGGCCGCCCGGTCGACGTTCGGAAAGCGGAACTTCGCCTGTGGCGGGCTTTCCTCGTCGGTCAGCCAGTCGATTTCGAACCAGCTTTTCGCCCAGGTCTCCCCGTCCATCACATAGTCGACGCCATCGCGAACGAGGCGGATCGTCTGGACAAGGCTCGGATGAGTGACCTCGACGAAGATCAGGATCGGATCGCCGGAGGACGATTGCTCGAGCGAGCGCTGCAGGACGGTCGGGATCGTGCGTGTCATCGGATCTGCAACATGGTGAACGAAACCCGCCAGTAGCCGGGCGCCATCCAGGAGACCTCATAGGGCTGGTCGCCGACGAGACGCACAAGGATCTGCTCGTTGGTGCGCGGGTGCAGGAAATGGAAGTTCGCCGAGGCATGGCTCAGCGTCCAGAAGACGAAGTCCTCGAGCGTCGACAGTTCCTCGTCGGTCAACATCAGGGCGAGCGTGTGTTCGACCATCTTCAAGGTCGACTTCGGCCGCGCGATCGGCGGCCCGGCATCGCTCTCGAACGACGCCTTCGGCATGACCGGCTTGCCGGAATAGCTGCCGACGAGCGGAGAAGTCGGCAGCGATGACGGCCAGGTGTACGTCGTCATCGGCGTACCTTGTTCGGAACGGCGCCGAAGCGCGTTCCGAGCACCCCGTCGAAGCCGCCATCGGCGAAGGAGCCCTTGACCCGTTCGATGATGATGTCGACCATTTCGCGGCCATCCGGGCCGCGGCGCCGCATCGTGCGCTTCTCGGTACCCGCCTGGTCGATAATGTTGATTTCCGTGCCGCGGCCGCCGCCGAGTTCATGGTTCGGGATGACCTGCGAACCGCGGGGAAGGTTGACGAGTTCCGGGCCCCGCTCGCCGACCCACGTCATGCCGCCGCGCCAGTTGCTGGTTCCCATGGCGTTGCCGGGAAACCGCAGGCCTGCCCATGGGTCCGCACCCCCGCCGCCAAACAGGCCGCCGATGAGCGCCTGGAATGCCCTGTTGATCAGGAGTTGAGCCAGTTGGGACAGCAGGTCCTTGATCACGTCGATCGCCGATTTCGACCCGTCGATCAGCCCCTGGATGGCGGAGCCGAAGGACTGCGTTATCGTTTGACCAATGGAGGTGAAAACACTCTCGGTCGCCTTTCCTGCATTTTCCGCTTGGTCGAAAGCCGACTGCGCATCGATAACAGCCCGGTTGTAGGTATCCTGGTTGATTGCCCCGGCCGCCAGCAGTTCGTTCAGGCGAGCAATCTGCATCTGGTATGTTTCCAGCGGCGTCCGTGTCGCCTCGAAGATGCGTGCGGCTTCCGCGACCATCGGATCGACGGCCGCCTTGACGCGCCCGGCGCCGGATTTGACTGCCGTCTCGAATCTGGCCGTGAACTTCTCTCCGGCACTGGCCCCGGCTGAGCCGAAAGCCTCATCGATGCGCCTTTGTATCCCGCCCTGACTGACAGCCGATCCGCTGAGGATGCCGTCCATCTGCCGTTTGAGGTCTTCCGCCATCTTGGCAGAGGCTGCCTGCCCTTCCTGGAATACCCGCCATGCGCCACTGAAGTCGTAATTGTTAAACCTCGAAAGCGCTTCGGCGATGCTGGCCAGTTCGACATTCAGGCGAGCTGCAAATATCGTGACCTGGGAAATTTCCTGAACAATGAATTTGAATGCATCCGTCGCAAACCCGGTCGCCTTCGAAAGCCACTCCTCGTTGCTGGCGAGTTCAATCAGTTTTTCGGAGAACAACTCCAGTGCCGGCAACAAGCTGGCCGTGACCTGGGTTGTCAAGCCATCTTTCACACGCGCCAGGCGGGTCAGGTTGTCATTGAAATTCTCCGCAGCCTTGGCCGTATTCGTATCGATGACGATACCGAGGCGATCCGCCTCCTCCATCATCCCGGTAAGACCGACCTTGCCGGCATTGAGCATCGGAATGAGTTCGGTGCCGGACCTGCCGAAAATCGCCATCGCAAGGGCGGTCTTCTGTGCACCATCCTGCATTCGCGAGAAGCGATCGGCGATATCGATCATCACCAGGGAGGATGATCTCAGCGACCCGTCGGCATTTTTTACCTCGATGCCAAGCGCCTGAAACGCCCGCGAGGCGGTGTTCTTCGCGCCGTTCGCGGTTTCCTGCATGGCATTCGACAGGCGGCTAAGCCCCGTCCCAAGCCCGTCCAGTGAAACTCCAGACAGATCTGCCGCATGTTTCAGTCGAGAGAGCTCCTCGACACCAACTCCAAACTTCTGCGCCGCCTTGCCCAGGTCGTCGGCATCGTTGATGGTATTACGCACAGCCACGGACAGAGCGCCAGCCACCCCCACCATCGAGGCACCGACGGCCGCCCCGAAAACCGCCGCCTTCTTGGCAATACGGTCAAGGCTGCTACCAACCTTAGCGACCCCCGCTTGAAACTGAGCGCTGTCCAGCCCGAGGTTAACCCGGAGGTTGCCTATAACCCCGCCTTTTGCCATTTTAGGTTCCTCAAGATAATTTGGGAGGGGACTTTGAGAGCGCGGGCACTATCTTTGATCGTATTCGGGTCTTTTCTGACGGCGTGCGCTACGCCACCGACCCCGACGACATTCATCAATAACCGGACATACCCTATCGGGAAGGATGAAGCCTGGGAGCGGCTTCTTAATTTCTTCACGAGCAACAACATCCAGATCAAGACGATCGAAAAGGACAGTGGCGTCATATATGCCGAACGATCCCTTTCTGATCCCACCATGTCGAACTGCGGCGGGAACGCGCTGGCGCTCGAAATGGGACGGCCAGCGACGATGAACGTCTTTGTCCGGTCTACCGGCAATCAGACCCAAGTGACGGTGAATGCCGAGTTCACTGCGATCCGGACGTTCGATGGCAAGACCTGGGCTGACCCATGCTATTCGACGGGCGTTATCGAGCAGCAGATATTGAACAGCATCGAGAACGGCTAGGCTCTTCCGGCCGTCGCCGCCGTCCACAGATGCGCGATCGCGATCATCTCATCCGGCGTCATCCTGCGCACTGAGCGGCGGCGCTTCGACTGCATCTCTTCCAGCCTAGGCAGTTTCTTGACCCGCGCCAGCGCCTCGATGTGCCAGGCCAGCCACGCTCGGGCATCCTGTTCCTGTGTCAGTCTCGCGCCAGCGCCTTTCAGGACGGCGGCGATTTCTCGCAAGGTGCTGCGCCAGAAACAGGCCGGATCGAGATCGGCGGTCACCCATGTTTCGAGCAGCGAAAGCGCGTCTAGTCTGCCTTCGCTGCCCGCCGAGGGTTTTTCGGTTCCTGCGCCTCCGGGAATGCCAGCGCGAACGCCTTCCCGACCGCTTCCATCGCGACCGGAATCCCTGCCTCGGTGACGATCCTGCCCGCGTCCTTGACGGTCACGGCATCGTGGTGATCGCGCAGCGCGGCCCACACAACGACGCGGATCGTGCTCATGCGGACGTTGCCGGCATCGTTCAGGCTGTCCGCAATTTTCGCGACCGGCATATCCATCGCCTCCTCGAGCTCGCATAGCGCGTTGACCGAGAAGGACAGCATGTAAGTGGTGTCGCCCGCGACGAGCGACACCTGGCCTCTTTGAGGATTCGCCATGCTGGATTACTCCGCGATCACGGCGGCGGTGGCGACACTCTCGGCGGAGGCGTTTCCTGCCGTATTCGTCGCCGTGACGACGACGGTGATGACTTCGCCGATCTGGCCGACGACCGGCACATAGGACTTGGACGTGGCGCCGCTGATCGGCGTTCCATCGGCCTCCCACTGATAGGTGAACGTCGCCGCCTGCGACCACACACCTTCCCAGGCGGTGAGCGTCTGACCGACCTGGGCAATGCCGGAGATCGCCGGCAGTACCGAATTCGTCGGCGCTGCGGCCGCAGTAGCCACGATCGAGCCGGACACCTTGAAGCTCACCGCAGCCGTCATCTTGTCTTCGTTCGGAACGGCGGGCTCATAGTTCTCGACCTGACCGGTGAATTTCCATGTCACC